TTGATTGGAGCGGATGCTGTACCCAGAGCAGAGTTGGTAGTAGTCAACCCGCCGGAGAGTGAGGCATCGTCAGCACCTGCAATGCCTGCACCATCTGACATGGCTTGCAAGACATTGGCGTCGGACTTACGCTTCAGGGCAAATGCACCAGATGAGGTAGCAAGTGCTACGAAGTTTACGTGCGAGTGCCGCTCTACGATGTCGTCGATCTTAAACGCAAAAGCGTTTGCATTATCGACAAGCATCGTGATTTGATCGTCAGCCAAGTCTTGTGCGTTTACAACGGAACCCCGTGTGTATGCACTGACAGTGACTGTTGGTTCTTTGATGATGCGAACCGTGTCGCCAAAGTTTTCAATTTCGCCCGCGTAGTCGGTGTTTGTAATGTCTTCTACAACCGAAGCACGACGGAAGAACTTGAGAACCTTTTGGCTGAAAATCTCCGGTGCAAAATTACCGGAGGGCAGGTTACCATAGCCTGCAGCAGTACCAAATGCCATTGGTTCTTTCCTTCCTTCTTGAGGTTAAGGTTAGTTGTTAGGGTCGATCCGTCCCTCTTGACGCGCAGAGTCGAGTTCTTCTTCGAGTTTCTCGAACTCCCACGGCTTGAGACTACGGATTTCGGAAGCCTTCCACACCTTGCCGTCTACTTTTGCAGTCGCTACTTCTCTCGCGGAGGTCTTAGTAACTGCATCTGCTGCGGAAGGCTTTGTGGTCTTCTTCCTTTTTGCCGGTACACCAGTATCGGCCTTGTAGAGGTCTATGACCCGTGCCGCCCATTTAGCATCTGTATTGTTTTTGTAGATGCCATCTGAGATTGACTCAGGCTGTTCTTCGAGCCACGAAAGAAACTTTTCATCTGACTTGATCTCGTCGAAGTCGGAGTGATGATTGAGCAGTTGCTGGTAAGCCTTCTGCTTTTCGAGTTCCTTTTCACGCTCTTTGATCGTGCCTAGTTCCTCGCGGAGTTCGGCAACTTGTGATTCAGCCTGATAGGATGAAACGGTTTGTACGACTTCAAACACTTCTGGATACTGATCTTTGAATGCTTGCAGTTCTTCTGGAGTCTTTGGCATTGCTACCCCCTTCGGCATCTGTGCTTGAGGAGATTGCATAACCGTTTTTAATTCCGCGATTTCCTGCTTGAATTCGTTTACCTTTGTATCGTAGTGACGCTTGAGGTCGTCGTATCGTTTCTTGTAATCGTGTTCAGCTTCTTGTTGCTTTTGTTCTACGAAACTGCTTGCTTGTTGCGGAGTAGCCTCTTCGGGGTCCGCGTCTTGTGCTTCTACAGTCTCTTCCGCTTCGTTGTCTTCGTCGTCTTTGTAGACATCTTCGCGGTGCTTTCCACGATATAACGAGTCATTGTTGATTGTTCCGAATGAGTCGTTAGGTTTGTTGGCACGGTGGCCTCTTGCTTTTGCCATTTTATTACCTCTTGATAGCGGGGCTACTTTGGCGTGTAGGTAGCCGCTCCGGTTGTGCTGGGGCCGTTGTTAGCGGGTAGCCAGCGAATTATTTGCGAGTCCCTTCTGGGGCTGCGTCGAGAGCGTAGTAGTCATGCCCTCCAAAACTTGTAAAGTATCTCATCATAGGATTATTTTCGAAATCCTTTGCTAGGGGGGCATCAGGTTTCGTGTAAAACATTACGTCAAAGGGAAGGGGACGTTGGCCTTCTGTTTCCGGATTCATCAAGTTTTCTGCTGCTGTAAACAGCTTAGTAACTGCGCTAGGAACCCGTCCCTGCATAACTTCCTGCAGACGCGGTGTAATTTTTTTAGGCTCTAACCCATCATACTGAAACATGCGACTGCCGCTTCCACGTGACGATCTCTGTTTCATCACAGAGGCCAGATCATTTACTTTCTTGAAGCTTGGACGATCAGTATTGGCCCGATTGATGGCAGTCTGCATAACACCCGTCATAGACTCTAGCGAATCCGTAGATGCTGTCGTCTCTACCAGACCTAAAAGAAACAGTCGCCCGCGATCATCCATGTTGTCTATAAGCTTTTCAACATCTCCTCGCTGTCTCTTACTGCTCAAGAACGTCTTAAACTCTTTGCGATTAGCGTCATCAAGGGTCGCAGACTGATCGAAAGGAATATCCTCACCTACGTCCCCGCCCTCTGCGTACTTTCCCGCATCGAGAAATCCACCCCCTGCAGCACCCGCTGGGCGTTGGCCGTTCTCTTCGATGCGCTTCGACGTTTCTTTCTTACCGCGATTGTTGATCTTTTCGAGGCGGTCATAGCCAATGATTTTGGCAATATGTGGCGGTACAATTACTTCACCACGAGATACGGCCACGTCAACCTCTTCCTTAGACGGGGTTCGTCCCATAACTTCCTTGCCACCACGGACGCGGTAATTTTCATACGCCTTGTTAAGCATCTTAGATATGTCTGATTCGCCAGCCATCTCGACGGCTGCAGCGTTGATGACAAACGTGCCCTCTGGGACGCTCATAGGCTTGTCGTCAGCCACAGTAGCCGCTTCGGATACCTGTGACGGCGGACGCTCTACAAAGCCCGCTGGTGCAGCCTGTGGAGCGGTTCCGCCCATCTGCATGCCAACACGGCCACCGTCTGCAAAATACCCATAAGTAAAGTCTTGTCCGCTAAAATCATATCCAGAGGTTGTATCTTGGCCGTAGTCTTGAGGACCGCCGCCGCCGTCGTCGTCATCCCCAAACATGCCGGGGTCTTGTTGCAGAGCCTTTTCTTCCTTGCGTACTTGCGACGGATCATAGACGGGCTGAAACTCTTCTTGTCTACGCGCTTCGTCTGCTGCTTTTTGGCCGCTATCCCTATAGCGCTGGGCTGCGCTTTCCAACTGAGCGCGAACAATTGCACTCGAAGCAGCACGGCTGCTAGTCGCAGGACCGGCGTTAATTCCGGCCATTCGTGCAGAGTCTATCACGCTACGGGGACGTGTGCCCGCGCCCGCGCCTGCAGTTCCGCTGCCCTCGTCATCCTGTGTAGTGCCTGATCCGTACATACGCGTTGCGTAATCGGCTATGAAGTCTTGTGCGTCTTTGAGTGCCCTGTTGTATTCACTTGTGCCCATGCCCCTAACGGTTGTGAAGGCACCAATCTTACCGCTCATATGTGCATTGAGGGCCATCATCAATTTTACAGAATCCCCTCGAATGTCTATCCCTGAGGTGTTGATACCAGCGTTTTCTATCGCATTTTTAAGCAAATTTTCTCGCATATCGCGGGTAGCACCGTGACCCTGCCGTCCCGAAATGTGGTGATAATTTCCGAAAGGGTCCATAATTGACTGTCCATTTTCGCTAGCAATCAAACCTGTCTTGCCTGTTTTAGTGTATCCACCACCGTCCATTTCCGGAACTTCATCCTCCCGCCAAGTGCGAGGAATGAATCCCAGCGATATTCCCTCCATAGCATTGGCAGCATTTTGATCCACCATGCCAGTATAGACTCTTTCACCGGGAGCACGACTAACAATACGACCGCCTAGCTTAAGCATACTGCCGCCACTTTCTACGGCTTTTACCTTCGCTACAGACGCTATGGCATTTGCGTTTTTCAGCGTCTGCTTGCGATATAGGTGTGAACCAATGCCCATAAGCGCACCGATACCGGGTATTGCCGGAGAGAGAGCGGCTCCTACAAGGTATTGATCTTTGTTTTTTAGGAGATGATCCCCAAAACCACTCAGGGATTTATCTTGTCCCTGTTTTGTTTTCACAGCATCGTCGTTGCCAAAATCACGTATGTAGTCATTGTAATTTACGGATGTTATTTTAGTGCTGAAAGTGTATGGACTGGTTCCTAGATTTGTTCCTGCTGCACCGTCGTCCTGATTGTAGCCAGAATCGAGAATGTTTGGCGCAGCCGGGGGATCAGGGTCAGGGTCAGGGTCAGGGGCTAGACTGACATCAATTCCCCCGAATCCTCCGTAGTAGTCAATAAAAGAGGTCTGGTATTCTTCGGGTGTGTATTTTTTTCTGTCAGTCATTGCTTTTTACCACTGCCTCGTGACTATCCTTCAACTTCAGGAGCATTTCCAGTAAACCCAGCTTCCCCTGCACTTGGCGCAGTTCCGACTCCGATTGTGCCGTTACCACGGCCCGAATCATCGACTCCCGGAGGTCCGTCAGGTACTCCTCCATTTGGGGCCATTCCTTGCTGTAGAGGAGAGGGGCCAGCTTCTGAGCCTGCTGCTTGTTGAGCATTTTGCATCATTCCTTGTAGCATCTGTGCGTACACTTGCGCCTCGTTGGCGTCGTTGACCAAGCTGTCAGGATCGATGTCCTGTGAAATAGCTAGTTCACGCATCAAGTTTGGTATCTTCACAAACGGGGCCAGCATAGGGTTGGCTACAGTTTGCAGCAGTGAGGTGAGTCGTTGTGTACGTACTTCTTTTTGCATGACGGCTGCTACGCCACGCGGTTTAATCTCTAGGTCACCTGTGATGTCATCTATGTTTTCTCCGAACTGCATGTTCCACTGAAAGAACGCTTCACCAATCGGCTTGAGCAGATGGTCGTCGATGTTCTTGATGACCGTTTTCATCGACAAGCCTGCACTGCCCATCAGCATAGACAAGCCTGCTGCAGTGCGTCCGGTGCCGGTGACTCCCGTCTGGCCATGTGTGATTGACGGGATGCCTGTCTCTTCGTCAGCAAGCTGGCGTGAGATTTGATACATCTGAATGTTTTCACCGGCAGTGTTCGGAAACTTGAGGCCGTTGATTGCTGTGCCGGTGACGCCCGACTGACGACGGAATATCTTACCGGGGAAGATGTCCATGTTCTGTCCGGGTACCAACGACGCCTCATCGACATCGAAGACGAGGTTGCCAGCGAGGGCGAGGTTGTCAATTGCCATATGAACGTGGCCGTTCATCAGCATCTGTGCGTCTTCCATGTTCTCCGCAACACCAACGCCCCAGATTTGATAGGGATTGATCTCGAATGGAAACGCCTGATACGGAATACGCGCTGGGGTGAACGGGTTCACAACGCAGCGAAGGATCATCGTGCCGCACACCCAGATGTTAACCTGCATCTGGTCGAACTCCGACATGTCTCCTGCACCCTCTAGTCCGACTTCTTTTGCGAACTTAGAGTCGAGAACGCCCCAGTATTCTAGGACTTCGTAACGGTTCTCAGAGATGTGAGGTTCGGTTTCGTCCTCACGGATCGTGTCCTCATAGTATTTATCTTCGTAGTTTGGCCCCTTTGCGAGGCACTCTTCAATTGCTTGGGCGTCAAAGTGAGGACGCATAACAAGGCTACGAAGCTGCTGTCGATTCATGCGGTGACGTTCGATGACGTACTCGCAGTCCTCTACAGACGTGGCGGATGGATCAGGATGAAAGTCCCACACTGATACGTGTTCGATGCGAGGGACCGTACGCTCGTAGGGGTCGTACTCCCGCTCTCCCTCTTCATTCATCTTCCAGTTGTGAACACGCTTGTAGAAGTTGAATGGTCCCTTGACAATACCTGTGCCGAACAGAGACGACTCAAAGATAGCCTTGCGAAACTCGCTTACGGCATTCGTGTCGAGCAACTGATCATGGATACACTTCTCCATCTTCCGTGCCTGCTCTTTTGCAGGCTCGAACTGCGGCTCTCCTGCACGGGACTTGCCCGCTAGGATCATATCTCCGAAGTCTTTGCCGTAGGAACCCAGACGATGCGGCTCATTGGCTTGCATCGCTCCGGGTGCAAGTTCACGGCCATCTCCCGGAAATCCGTAGGGATCACTGGGTGCTTGGGTTGCTTCATCTAGGGGTGTACGCATATGAGCAAACTGCTCAATGCCCTCCGGCATCGGAGTTGCTTCCACTACAAGTGGGAACTTCTTATTGGCAAACAAAATGTCGATAATCTGCCCGTACGCAGCAAGGACCTTTGTCTTGGTGATCTTGATGAACACCTTAGACTTCTCGCTGTCGCGGTACTGCGTCGTACTATCGTAGATTCCACGAAAGTTTTTATACGCCTGCAGCCATCGCTGTTCGTATGAGAACCGTCCGTTTTCTGCGTCGTCAAACTTAGCCTTGATGTGGCCCGCAAGTCCGGGCATCTGCTCATCAGGGTTTATAATCGGAATCGCTCGTTCGTCGTCCGGCTCTAGGAAATTATCGGCCATGTCGCTTCCTTAGTAGTCGCGTTCGTCTGCCATCTTAAACAGTGAAGCTTCCACAGTTGCTTTTGTTTGCTTCTTGGGCATAGCTTCGATCATCGGGCCAGTTACGACACGACCATCAAACTCCAAGCCTTCACGGTAGAGTTGTGTTGCGCCTTCGTCTTTATCGACGCTGGTCTTGTCGGCACTCATAATGTACGATGCGCCATAGTTGTAGTTATTACCGGGCATAGGTTTCTCTCCCCTATGTTTGTGGTTGTTGTGATTCAGTATCTAGGAAACTCTGACGCGGTGCGTCCTCCATAGGATACGATGCAAACTCTGGTTTGATATACCCCAGAGCATCTGTTTGAGGGGCAACGTCTGTTCGCGGACCAAGTCCTGATCCACCGGGGGTAGTCGCCCTCTGACTTTCTCTGAATTCTCTGTCACTAAAAGCCATTCCGGGGGGTGCCACTAATTCTGATGCCCCTGCTGCAACACCCTTCATGCCAGCTACAAAGGAAGTGTCTCCCTGCGCTTCTGCTTCTCTAGAGGCTACGACTGCACTAGATGCTACAGCAACAGGCAGGATACCCTTTAGTATTTTGCCGCCTGTATCAGTAATTTGTTTGAACTTAAACCCTGCCTTTTCCATAGCCGAACGAACTTCAGGATTTTGTTCGAATAGTTCGTCAAGACTTGAGGGAGCGGGCTTCTCTGCGGGTGCAGCTTGTGCAGATGGTGGAACAACTGGTGCAGCGGGCTGGTCAAACATACCCGGTATGTCATAAGTTGCGCTGGTTACCCTATCCGTTTCAAAATTAAATCTGTCCGCTACGTCAACGCCCTGTACACCATCAAACCAGTTTCCGACTGTCTGTGCGGCGTCTCTCTCTGCGGGATAGAACGTGCCTCGTGGACGTGGAAGATATCCGGACTTGGCTGTTTTTGATCGTGTCTCTGCGCCAGATTTTAAACTCCTTCCCTGTAAGAAGTCGAGCATTGTATCCGACATTCCTACTTCGTACGCTGCTATGTTTGCAAATACGTTACGCAGGAGGGGCGCACCAAACTTTCCCTTTTTATCATCGCCTTTATACGCAGGATCGTCAGGCACAAGAGTGTTAAATTCTTTGTTTGTTAAGTTATCTTTAATAATAGGAGTGGAAGTCTTGATACGAGAAAGAACCTCTGTCATATCCTCCGTGTTTACTTGGCGGTATTTTCCATTTTTACCTTCTATTACAAACACAGGTGCAGCCTTATCGGCCTTTATCCTGCTCTCAATAAATGAACGTATGCCCGCATCTTCTTGATTAGCAGTTAGACGCTGTTGGAGACGAGCGTGTGCCTGCTCGTTTAGGGGCACGTCTTGTGGAATAGCCGTCCCGCGTTTTCCGCCCACCTTTTGTGCGCCCGTACGTTTATCTACATCTGGAGTGGCTTTAGTTTGAGGCGTAATCTCAATAGTGCCCCTATCAACTTTATATTCTGCACCAGTTAGTCCCGCTATTGCTCCACCGCGATAGCCTGTTTGCAAGTTAACATATATAGCATCAGCAATTACAGCATCATTCCCCCCGCCCTGACGGATTGAATCTAGCTGCTGCATAAATTCAGACCATCCGGCTTTATTCTGGACAATGATTGCAATTT